TCTTTACGTCCTAGCGGGTCCGTGCCGCCGGCTTCTGCTTTGTAGTTATCTAGAAAGTCCAGCATCTCCTGGCTATACGCAGGTGCGTGTGCATTAGGAATGTCGTCATAGCAGTGCGAGAAAGATGTCAACTTGCGCTTAAGACGGTCAGAGCCTCCCATCCAACTGAAGTGCCATCCTGCATCACAGTTTCCCACCACAAGATCGTTGGGGTTACGACGAATCTCAGACAATGTCTGATCAAGATGCTCATGCAGTACGACCGTTCCGCAGGTCCAGTTAGTCGGCGGCTTTGTCGCGTCGCCGTTCGGATCCATTACTCGCAGATCAGCGCGACCGTACATCATGGGCATGGATAGGCGCACACAACGTTTAGGATCTTCCTTAGCCAACTCAACAGCCTCAAGCAGCGCAGAAGGACGTGGAATCTCGTCGACATCCGAAAAGAAGAACGCAGAGTCGGGCGGAGTCATTCGCATTCCAACAGCAAGTGCATCCCGCTGGGAGAACTCGCGAATCCACGGGCTTGGCGCAACATCCGGCGGAGGAAGCTCGACGTGAAGAACCTGGATTTTTTCTTCGGGCAGACCGAGCTTACGGATGGTCTCTAAACACGTGAAAGGCTTCTCGTCGCCTTTAAATGTACGGTTAGCGTCCGTAACAATAAATCCATCTACAATGTCTTTAAGAATTTCAACGCGAAGTTCAAGTAATTCGGCTTCGTTAAAGTAAAGAAAGCAATCAAATAGCATGGAAGGCCGGTTCAGGCCCGCACAGCTTAGCAAGATTTACTATGAAAGTCACTCCCAGGCTTTACAGCTCCAGTATTTAGCACTTAGCTTGCTGCCCGGCTCATCGCAGTTATGGCGAGCCCTGAAATTAGCTTTACGCTCGGGAATATTCTTCTTAATCGTCATATTTGGGTCGCCAAAGCGCACCAAGCGCACTTGACCGTTTTCACGTGCTGCAACAGCAAATTTCTTACCGCCATCAGAGTCGCGACGGGGCTTGTTATAACCGTCAAAGACCTCTCCGGCGATACGAATTTTGGCCATCACTCATCCTCGTTCTTCTTCGACCATTCAGAAAGTCGATTTTTAGAGGACTTTTTGCCCGAATAGCGACCGCCGGACTCTTTGTAGATCTTTGTAGCTAGCTGCATCGCTCGTGCGGAATGTTTTCCACCCATTCGAGCCAAAGCTTTGCGCTTAGCAGCGGCCCACTTAGATTTATCCTTCTTTTTAGCGATTTCAGCCATTTGCTACAGGGGTTCCGTCGCCCGGCGAAACAGGAATGCCCGTCCGAGGGCCACGTTTCGAAGCTGCCTTACGCAGCAGTTCGGCCTTCATGGCCTCCGTGGGATCCTCGGTCGGCGTGAATTCATCCTCATACGTCCCATAAGGACCATACTGAGGGGGAATCGGTGCGTTCAAAGCTTGATCGCTGACCTGATTCTCGTATTCGTCACTGCGCATCGCGGCCCTCTGAGCCGTACGCTGACGTCGCGACGCTAACTCCTGGGCGTTAAACGCCTTGGTGAAAAAGTCGCCGGCTTCGAGAAACGGATCTGCCATGTCTATAGTCTATTACATGCTGCCTATTTGTTGTGCCACGAGGGCTTTGGCTAATAAATCAGACTTCAAAGCAGACATAAAATCGGAAGAAACGGCACCTTGTTTACGCAAAGATTTAAGGATATCATCCGCGTCTAAACCGGCGCTTTTGCGAAGGCTTTCACCGCCACCTAGCAGCGAAACTAAACTTGAGTAATCGGCAGCCATCAGTACAGAACAAAAACGTTAGGAGAATTCCCACTGATAATCGCAGTGCAAGAAATGGGAATTAACTGATTGCCGTTTAAGTTATGACCAACAGCCAGTTGTCCGGGAGCATCTGTCATTTCTACTACTAAGTAACCCTTGTTGCCTTGTGTATCTTCTTCGATAAAAAGAGCCCGACAAGCAGGAAAGCGTTTCAAACCTGTCGCAGGATTCCAACCAAAGCCACTGGCATACGGCAACGCCGAGGTCTGACCGTAAACCGAACCAAAAGCCCTAACGTCCACTACTTAATGATTCTGTTTGTTTGATTCTAACTCACCGATCAAGCATTGCAGATACCAAGCCGCCTTTTTAAGGTCCTCCACGCCGTTTTTAAACTTGTAACGCCACACATATTTAGCAATGTTTCCGTGGCAATAGTCTCGAAACCCTTCAGGCCCTAGTTGAGCCTTTAAAGAATCGATGCACTCAATAGCACCTGACGTATAGTGCGAAGGATGATTGACGTTGTCCATAAAAAATTAGATCTGAAGCATTGTATCGCAAGTTATGAGCTCTGGCTGCGTTTTGGCAAGCTCGATTGAGTATTTGGTGTCATCGTGGGCTAACAAGCAACAAGGATGCGGCTTATACACACCGTTTTCTTCAATAACAGGGATACAACGACGGTGTTCGTAGCCCAAAGGTACGTCCTCAAACGCTAAACCCATCGAACTTCGGTCGGCAAGGGGCCAATTTCGGAAACCAACGATTTCTACGCTCTTCGCCGGGTCCATACTGCCGCTCTTGACGTATTCAACTGCGTCAAAACTGTCCAAAATCATCGCGGCGTAATAAGGACTTGCAATTTGGGCAAAAAACTTGATCTCGTGGTCGATTACGAGCAATTTCTGCACGTCGAAGCCCCGTTCTGACCAGACATTGGGGGTTCGCTTGGTTAAAAAATACCGATAGTGGTTGTCGAACGGGATTTTTTCGCCTTCGAAGACCTCATATCGAATAAACCCCGGCTCAAGCCCGTATTTAGCCAGCCTGGGCTTCCAACGCAACCAGTATTTAAAGTGCTCCCAAGTAATCAGCATATCATTTTCCTGATAAATGTAATAATCGTACTTGTAGTTCATACAAGCGAGCACAAGATCGTTTTTATGCGCCCACGTCAGTCCCCACCCCTCGTAGCCGGGGCTTGCAATAACAATATTTAGCTCCAAATGCTCGCGAAAAGGCCGCAACAAGTGCGCTAATTGATCCGCGTCGTCCTGCGCTTCATTATTTACGTAGATAAACACAGAGACTTTGAGGTCGTACTCCGTGTAGAGCTTCAGAACCCTAAACAGCTTCTCGATTCGAGCTAACGGATCGTGAGCTGTGATCGCAACCCAAAGAGTTTTGTCAGAAGTCATGTCAATATTCGACAGAAAAACTGCCTCTACGCTGTAAGAAAGTGATCAACCAAGTGTATGCGTCAAGTAAATCGTCGTGCGCTGTGGCACCTACGTTAATCAGCTGATCGAACAGCGCATCGAACTTGCGATATTTGTTAAAAACGACTTTCTGATTCTCAAGCAGACCCAGAGTGCCCCGGAAACGAGCGATCTTATCGCCCCTGAATCCTTTAACTTCGTGAATATGTAGGTTGCTCAGTCCTCGTTCATTCAATAGAACGCGACGAAGGTCCGCAGCCAAACTGGCTTGGTACGCCACGGATTCAACCACAAGGGTCACTGTGGAATACGTAGGTTGATATTCTCCGTTGTACTTAGTCAGAATGCCCCATTCAAGCAGCATGTCGCACAGAAGATCTATCTTTTCGAGGTTTCCAATAGAACGGCACTGATGAGCATCGACGATATAGTACTTATCTTTTAACCGGCCGCCCAGAACAAACGCCGTATAATCTGACGTCTCGTTCTTACTAGCCGACAAGTCGATACCCAGCGCCAAACTGTCAAATTCGGTGGCGACGTCCCCTTTAATCAGCAAATCAGGCGACACAACAAGGTCGCTCGTGGCCACGGGTTGCTGCTGATACTGGAAACAAAACGCGACAGGATCTAGTTCTTTCTGTTGCAGTAGGTAATCGACAGACCACTGAGTCTGCCAGTAACTCTTTGGTTGCCCTTTATCGTCGTACGTCAGAGCTTCCTGCGTAACCTGCTTCCATCCTTTCTCTGGCACAAACATCGTTTTGTGAATGTCCAGCGGGTGGAATCGAGTGCCGAGACAAATTGATCTACCGCCCTCAAATACAATAGGAGCTATAACGCTACTCCAGTTGTTATTCATCTCCTCACGAATCGTAGGGTTCTTAATATCTGCTGAACTTTTTATAGGGTCGTCGACCAATACTAAATGAGCTCGCTTAGATGTAATGCTACCGCGTAGTCCAGCAGCCCGTAGTGTAAATTCTTCGTCACCTAGTCTCGGGATGTTCGCGTAGTCATAATCAATCGACCAACCGATATCGGACTGCATACCAGGCTTAAGCCGGCACGTCGGAAAGATCTTGCGGAACTCAGACGAGTCAACGATCTGGCGAATGATTCGAGATTTGGGTATCGCTGTGGCGATGTTGTAACTCACATAAATAATCTGCAACGGGCGTTTGGCGGCAGTATGACGTCCTATACACCATGCAGTGAACATGTTGAGTACGGTTGACTTAGCCGAACCCCTTGGTGCCAGAATATCAAGATTTGGTCCTGCAATGTCTAAAAGGTACTTATTGCTTTCGTTTGTAACTAAGTGCTCGTGCCATTCCAGCATGTGAGGTGCCGGCGGCTTATCCAACAGCGTACAAAAAGTATGAAAGTCGCTAGAAGCTTTGGTGTATATAGTCTCCGTAGCGTTCGTCTCGTTTGCTTCAATAGCCTTCAAAGCACGCAACTGAGCGCCACGGCGATACGCAAAAGATTCTCTACTAGGCATGTCTGTAAACTGACAGCGCTGTTATAGTGATTGTACTCGATCCATCAAATTTGCATGGCGAAAATCTTATGGTATGGCGATGCCTGTAGCAACACAGGGTTCGCACGAGTAACACATAGCGTATTAGATGTTCTTAAAAACGAACATGAAGTTGTAGTGATGGGGATCAACCATACAGGGGATCCTCATGACAAACCATATAAGGTATACCCTGCGTGTCCTGCAGGTTCAGGAGACCGCTTCGGCATCGGTCGAATTCCGGAAATTATTCAAAAAGAAAAACCGGACGTTATCATCTGCCTAAACGATATCTGGGTTGTCAACCAGTTTTGGGAACGCTGTCAGTTCCTTAAAGATCAGATCGGCTTCAAGTTCTTGGCTTACTTCCCGGTGGACAGCGAAAGCTACTACCCGGATATGCTTCGGCACATCAAGCACTGGGATCTGGCGGTGACGTTCACTGTCCCCTCAGCAGAACGAATCATGAAGTGCGGAGCCGACGCACCTCGACTCGCCGTACTTCCCCACGGGGTCGATACTGGTCGCTTCTATCCGATCGACAAAGCTGAAGCCCGCAAGCGGATCGGTATTCCCGAAGATAAATTTGTCGTTCTCAATGCGAACAGGAACCAACCGCGTAAACGTATTGACCTAACGATCAAGACCTTTGCCGAGTTCGCAGTTAACAAGCCCGACACCATGCTGTACCTGCACATGGGTACAAAAGACATGGGCTGGGACATCCTGCCCCTCTTTAAACACGAGATGCAACGCCGTGGCCTAGACGACGCCAACCGTCTGATCCTGACCTCGGCAAACATCAACTACTTAAGTGCCCCGCCAGACGAGCTGCTCAATACGATTTATAACGCCTGTGACGTAGGTATCAATACATCCGACGGAGAGGGCTGGGGTCTGGTCAGCTTCGAGCACGCGAGCTGCCGAAAGCCGCAGGTTGTTCCCAAGCACACCGCGTGCCAGGACATCTGGGAAGGCGCGGCCGAGCTTATCCCCATTTCCACATGGGTTGTGGATAAGGATT